CGTTAATAGTAATCTTTCTAAGGCAGTACGAGCCCTGCAAGATTTAGCCGAAGTGTATTATGTTGGTGTTCCTACAGCAAGTGGCGCTAATCAATTTATTGCACTAGTACATCTTAATAAAACAGACGCAGGTGACGGATTTGGCGCATCTAGTTCTGCAGACGGTTCTTACGAAAATATTGAAGATGCTATCCGTGCAGCATTAGGCACAGCAGAAGACGATGTAACCATTACTAATAGTACACTAACTGGTTTAACATTTAACTAATTCTATAAACAAAACCAAATAGGCTCTTCGGAGCCTATTTTTTTCAGTAAATAAATGTATGGGAAAAAGTCTCGACGGTAATTTAATTAAAAAAGCTCATGCTCCTCAAAAGTATACTCTAGAGGAAGTCAAGCATCTCGAAGCCTGCATGGATCCAGTTACCGGTCCTTTATATTTTTGTAAAAACTTTTTAAAAATTCAGCATCCTGTTCGCGGGTCAATTCCGTTTGAGCCGTATGAATTTCAAGAACGATTAATCGAATCGTATCATTCTAACAAACAGTGTATTGCTATGTTACCTCGACAAATGGGCAAAACTACCTGTGCCACTGGCTATCTGTTATGGTACACAATGTTTATTCCCGAAGCGCAGGTACTAATTGCTGCTCACAAGTACGAAGGTGCACAGGACATCATGAATCGTTATCGATTTGGTTACGAAAACTTGCCTGACTTTATTCGTGCAGGAGTCTACACCTACAATAGAAATTCAATTGAGTACGACAACGGATCACGCATTCAAGCAACAACAACCACAGAAAATACCGGTCGTGGTAAATCTCTTTCGTTGATTTATTGCGATGAGTTTGCATTTGTGCAACCGCCAGAGAAAGCCAAGGAGTTTTGGACTGCACTAAGTCCGACACTGTCAACTGGTGGTAAGTGTATTATTACATCAACACCAAACTCAGACGAAGATCAGTTTGCATTGATTTGGACTGAAGCTAACAAACGATTTGATGAATATGGTAATGAACAAAAGTTAGGAACCAACGGATTTCACAGTTTTTTTGCACACTGGAATGAACATCCAGATCGTGACGAAGTGTGGGCCAACGAAGAACGTAGTAAAATTGGTGAAGAGCGTTTCCGCAGAGAATTTGACTGCGAGTTTCTAATCTTTGATGAAACATTGATTAACGCTGTGCGACTAGCAGAAATGAAAGGCATCGATCCAACTATGACTATGGGGCAGACTCGTTGGTACAAAGATATAGACCCTAAAGCAACCTATCTAGTGGCCCTTGATCCTAGTCTAGGCACAGGTGGAGACTACGGTGCTATTCAGGTGTTTGAAATGCCCTCTATGGTGCAGGTAGCAGAATGGCATCATAATCTAACTCCCATACAGGCACAGGTCAAGCACATGCGAGAAATACTGAGATATATCAACGACCGCGGAGTAGAAAAAGGCGGGACTCCTCAGATATATTATTCAGTGGAGAACAACACACTGGGAGAAGCAGCACTGATCGTTATCAGCGATCTAGGCGAGGAAAACTTTCACGGATTGTTTCTAAGCGAACCTATGCGCAAGGGACATATACGTAAATTCCGTAAAGGTTTTAATACTACCCATCGTTCAAAAATTACCTGTTGCAGTCAGCTTAAAAACATGCTGGAAACACAAAAAATGGTGTTAAAATCTAAACCACTGATTTCAGAACTAAAAACGTTTGTGGCACACGGCGTTGGGTTTGGGGCGAAAACCGGTGAGCACGACGACCTAGTATCCGCTACCTTGCTGGTCATACGCATGGCCAACGTGCTAGCAGACTGGGATCCACACATATACGAAAAAATGAGCGAAAAAATCTCAGAAGAACAGATGCCAATGCCTATCTTTGTTAGTATGGGCCTTTGATAAATACACTTATGGACGCAAGAAACAATATCGCACAAGATTTATTTTATAAAATTCGCAGTAGATTCTCGGGCTTAAAATTAGGCGCGGAAACTGGTGCTATTACCATTAATCCAGAAGAAGCTAGATTTTTTGACTTTGATTATATGGAAGGTGAACAGCCAATAGGCCATGTTAGTATCAGCCTAGCTGAACAAAATTCTATGAAAGTTTACTTCAGCAATGGCATTACAGAAGCTATGGATGATGGTCAAAAAAACAATTGGTACGGTTTCTTAAAAGAATTACGGACGTTTGCTAAACGCAGACTATTGAGTTTTGACACTAGAGATATTGCCAAAGATAATCTTGATAAAAGAGACTTTGCATTTCTAAGTCAAAATGCACAACCTAAACAAACAGAACCAAACACTATACAAAAACCTGTCGGAGAAAGTATTATGAGTGAAAGCAATATGTACGGTACTAAAACAGTTAGCTACCAGAAGTTGGAAAACACACGCCTGATCGTCAAACACAGTCAGCAACTAAGCGATGACATGGCACCGGGTGCTAGAAGTCGTAACATTGCTGGACTGTTTGTTGAAAATGCAGACGGCGAGCGTTTTAAATATCCTTTCATTCACTTAGCGGGCGCTCGAGCTATGCAACGACATGTGGCCAACGGCGGCGTACCTTACGATGCCATTGGCGAAAGCATTATCCGTATGAGTGAAGAAATTGCACAACTTAAGAGCTTTGGCAACTATGTTGTTCGCAATGACCTAATGAATTCTGACACCAACAACGTTGTAGAAAGATCAACCGAACAATTAAACAGATTGCGTGAGCAAGTAAGAGCATTGTCAAAGCAAGGCCACTATGAGGCTTATAAAGAATCATTCCAGGCACAGCAGCCATTAGAAGTTCCACAAGACGTAGTAGAGCAATTTACAGATCAATTTACAGTTAAGAATTTTAAAGAAGACATTGCAAGTGTATTCCCGGTCTTATACAGACTAATGAAAGAGGGAAACACCATAGGCTACGACGACATAGTCGCTATGACACAACAAGATGAAGTAACCAATGAAGATGTTGAAATTGATCTAGAAGACAACGATCCATTTGCCAAGTTTGAAAACTGGGTTATGGGCCTAGGAGAAGATTCAGCTATCGTCAGCGAAGATCCAGAAGAACAGGCAGCAGCAATTCAAAATCTACAAGAGCTAGTGGGTGACACATTCCCAGCAGGTGTAGATGGAACGAATGCCATTGAAAGCCTAAAAGGCATTATCGAAGACCCCTCACTGTACAATCAAATCAAAGAAACAGCTAAACAAGATGCTAATGCAGATGTTCGTCAAATCGTACAAGATTGGTTAAATTCAAATGCTCCAGAGATACTAGAACAAATTGATTTTGGTGATCTAGAAGTAGAAGATCCAATGGCCTATGCTGATCAAGCAGCAGACAATGATGCAGTTGCCTATGGACAACAAGAAGATGTTAAGAAAAGCGATGTCCCAGCATACCTACGCAAGCAGCAAGGTGAAGAGCCATTGACAATGAAAGACATTGAAAAGTCAGCAGGCAAACTTAGCCATAAAGACACATTGGCTAAGAATCGTGGCGAGACAGACGAAGCCAAAGACGAAGTAGAAAAAGATCCAGAAACAGGCAAAGTTAAAAGTTGGAAGCACACAGGAGACTGGGAGAAATCTGACGATAAAGATCCTCGCGGCAAAGTCACACACATGAGTGATGTTGCTCGTCGTAAATCTGAAAAAATGAATGTACAAGAATTAGCAGAATTTATCACTTCATTCTATGATAAAGATTCAGGCACATTCCCTAAGGGACCAGAAGGTGTTTGCACAATGGTAGGCAAGAAGTTTGGTGATCAGGCAGAAAATGTTGCTCGCAAATTTGTAGAAAGAATGGCTCCACAACAGACCACAGAACAAAATCCAGAATTATCCGAACTAGCTCGTATCAAAGAACTATCAGGCATGTAAGAATTCGTCGGCAGTACTAAAGAAGGGGGCACTTGGTGCCCTTTCTTTTTGGCTAAATGCGTGTCAACAAACGATCAATCTAAAGCGTTATATATGTACGCAGGCAAAATTTGTTTGCGCTTAACATAAAGGAAACTTTAAAATGAAATCAGTAATCGCAATCGTAGCATCGTTGTTCGCAGTATCAGCATTTGCTCAAGCACCAGCCGCTCCAGCAAAGAAAGAAGAAGCTAAGCCAGCCGCAACAGCTCCAGCAGCCAAAGCAGCTGACAAAAGCGCAGCAGCAAAGCCTGCGGATAAAAAAGCCGAAGCTCCTAAGAAGTAATACATTAAGGTTTACTTTACTCAACGTACAGGACGATAACGGATATTGCATTAACGATGAAAGCCTGCACGTTGGGTATCGAAGACCTGTAGTAATTGATTGTGACGAATTGTCGCATGAAGATTACATAAATCTTAGGTTAGCCAATGCTCGTAGATTGGCTATGGCAAAATATAAAGAAGTCTGGGGTTAAACCCAGGCTTTTTTATTTGGTAAAACTAACTCAAAATATTTTAGAAAAAGTTTGACTTTGCTAAATAAAAAGCGCATAATAGTTGTTATGCGAAAGGCATGTAGTAAAAACCATTTTAGGCTTAGGAGGCAAATACAATGGCAACATTAGCAGAAATTCGTGCAAAACTTCAAGAAGCACAATCAAAGTCCACAGGACAATCAACAGGTGGCGGCGACAACGCAATTTACCCACACTGGAATATGCAAGAAGGCAAAGAAGCGGTTATCCGTTTGTTACCTGATGGCAATCCAAACAACACATTCTTTTGGGTAGAGCGTGCAATGATCAAATTGCCATTCGCCGGCATCAAAGGTGAAACAGATTCACGTCCAGTACAAGTACAAGTTCCATGCGTTGAAATGTACAACGATGGTTCAGTATGTCCGATTCTTTCAGAAGTACGTGGTTGGTTCAAAGACAAAAGTCTAGAAGAAATGGGTCGTAAGTATTGGAAGAAACGTAGTTACATTTTCCAAGGCTTTGTAGTTGAAGATCCGATTCGTGAAGAAAAGACTCCGGAAAATCCAATTCGCAGATTTATCATTGGTCCTCAGATCTATCAAATCATTCGTTCAGCGTTGATGGATCCAGAGTTGGACGAGTTGCCAACCGACGCTCTTAAGGGTCTAGACTTCCGTATTGCTAAAACCAGCAAAGGCGGATTTGCAGACTACTCTACTTCAAAGTGGAGCCGTCGTGAGCGTTCATTGACAACAGAAGAAACTGCAGCAATTGAAGCACACGGCCTTCATAATCTTAGTGACTTCCTTCCTAAGAAGCCAAGTGATGTTGAACTCAAAGTCATGAAAGAAATGTTTGAAGCGTCAGTTGACGGTGAAGCATTTGACATGGATCGTTGGGGTCAATACTTCAAGCCAGCAGGCTACGGTGGTCGTGAAGGTGGTGAAGGTGGAGCGGCTAAACCAGCGGCAGCACCGGCAGCTCGTCCTGCACCAGCACCAGTTGCTGAAGACACTCCACCGTGGGATGATGAAGTTGCTGTAGCAGAGAAATCGTTCTCAGCACCTGCTCCGAAAGCAGAAAGTGCAGGTGGCGAAGCATCTAGCCGTGCAGCCGATATCATTGCAATGATTCGTAATCGTCAGAAAGACTAAGGAGTAATAGACTATGGCAAAGGCCTTCGATATTTCGAAGTTCCGCAAGTCTATTACTAAAAGTATTGATGGCTTGGGAATCGGGTTTAACGACCCTACCGATTGGATTTCAACCGGTAACTACGCCCTAAACTATCTTATCTCAGGGGACTTCAATCGTGGAGTTCCACTGGGCAAAGTAACAGTTTTTGCAGGCGAATCTGGTGCAGGTAAGAGTTATATCTGCTCCGGAAACATCATTCGTCACGCACAAGAGCAAGGTATCTATGTTGTTCTAGTTGACAGTGAAAACGCTCTTGACCAGAAGTGGTTAGAGGATCTAGGTGTTGACACTAGCGAAGAAAAACTTCTAAAACTCAACATGGCTATGATTGACGACGTGGCAAAAACCATCTCCGAATTCATGAAAGAATACAAAACTATGCCTGAGGAATCACGTCCTAAAGTATTATTTGTTATCGATTCACTAGGCATGTTGTTGACTCCTACAGATGTTAATCAGTTCGAAGCGGGCGAGATGAAAGGTGATATGGGTCGTAAGCCTAAAGCACTAACATCCTTGGTTCGTAATTGTGTTAACATGTTTGGCTCTTGGAACGTGG